GTTCCTTTGGAACGTGAAATGAATGAAGAAAACTTAGCGGTAGTTGACACCGCGCCAGCAGCCGAGGTGACGGCCACCACGGACACTGCACAAAATCTGCCGGAAGTCGCTGAGAGTCAGACCGAGCAAACACCTGAAGAAAAGAAATTTTCTCAGACTGAGCTTGATTCGATGATCGGCAAGCGCCTTGCCCGAGAGCAGCGCAAATGGGAACGTGAGCAGCAGGCCAAACAAGCAGAGATGCAAGTGCGGCAGTCGGTGCCCAAGGAACTCCCGTCAGTAGATCAGTTTGATTCGCCCGAGGTCTATGCGGAAGCATTGGCCACAAGACGGGCTGATGAGATGATCTACCAGCGTGAGGTCCAGAAGCAGAAAGCTGCGATTGATGACGCCTACCATGACCGTGAGGAAGAAGTACGGGCCAAGTACGACGACTTTGAACAAGTCGCCTACAACCCGCAGCTTCGAGTTACGGACGCGATGGCCGAGACAATCAAGGCAAGCGACCTTGGACCTGATCTGGCCTATTGGCTGGGCAGCAACCCCAAAGAAGCTGACCGTATATCCCGTATGTCGCCTCTTGGTCAAGCGCGAGAAATTGGAAAGATTGAGGCTAAGATATCTGCCGAACCTTTCCAAAAAAAGACCTCCTCTGCACCCGACCCGATCCGTCCGGTAAGCGCAAGGGCAGTCAATTCTGGTGTCACTGACACCACCGACCCACGGTCTACCAAGACCCTCGGTGTGTCGGACTGGATTGCTGCCGAGCGCCAAAGACAAATCGCCAAGATGCAGGCACTCCGTCACCGCTAATTTTAGGAATTCATCATGGCCAATTCGCTCCTTACCATTGACATGATTACTCGGAAGTCGCTCGAAATTCTCGAAAACAACCTTGTAATCACCCGCAACGTGAACCGACAGTACGACGACAGCTTTGCTGTTGAAGGTGCAAAAATCGGATCAACACTGCGTATCCGTCTGCCCGACCGTGCGCTAGTCACTGACGGTGCCGCCCTGCAAGTGCAGGACGACAACGAGCAGTTCACCACCCTGACAGTCTCCACCCAACAGCACGTTGGTATCAACTTCACATCCGCTGAGTTGACCATGCAGTTGGACGACTTTGCGGAGCGTGTGCTAAAACCTCGTATCAGCCAGTTGGCATCGACTGTGGACGCTAACGTAGCCAACACCTACAAGCAGATTGGTAACTCTGTCGGCTCCCCCGGCAATGCCCCATCGACTGCCTTGGTGCTGTTGCAAGCCCAGCAAAAGCTGAACGAGAACGCCGCCACCATGTCGCCTCGCTACGCTACCGTTAACCCTGCGGCCAACGCTGCATTGGTCAACGGCCTGTCTGGTTTCTTCAACCCCACAGATGTCATCTCTCGCCAGTTCAAGAACGGCATGATGGGTGAGCAAGTGTTGGGCTACGAAGAAGTCAACATGAGCCAGTCGATCAAAGTTCACACCTGCGGCACCCGTGCTGCTACTGGCAACACAACTGGCGCTGCTGTGACTACTGAAGGTGCAACCACCCTCACGTTGACTGTCGGTTCCGGCGAAACCATTACCGTTGGTGATGTGTTTACGATTGCGGATTGCTTTGCAGCTAACCCACAGACCCGCGAGTCCACAGGCTCGTTGTTCCAGTTTGTTGCCTTGGCATCCTCAACCACTACCACTACCGCAACCGTGACTGTGGCTCCGATCTTCTCGGCCGCCAACGCGCTTTGCACCGTGGTCAGCTTGCCTGCCACTGCCAAAGCCGTCATCTTTGTTGGTGCTGCTAGTGGCCAGTTTGCACAAAACATGGTCTACCACCGCGATGCCATTGCGTTCGCCACTGCCGACCTGTTGCTGCCCCAGGGCGTTGACATGGCCAGCCGTGCCGTTCACAACGGTATCAGCCTGCGCGTGGTTCGCCAGTACGACATCAACAACGACCGTATGCCTTGCCGTGTTGACGTTTTGTATGGTTTCAACGCCATCCGTCCACAGATGGCCTGCCGCATCTTCGGTTAATCTAAACCTCAAAAGGAAATTATCATGGCACTCCCATCAGTCGGCGGCGGTTACCAAGTTGGTGACGGCAACTTGAATGAACTTGACATCTACGCAACAGCGGCCCAACAGACCGCAACTGTAACTGCAACCCTGACCGTCGCGCAAATTACGGGCAACTTGTTGGTGGGTAACCCCTCCACATCCGCTGCTACGTACACTTTGCCAACGGCAGCGGCAATTGACGCGGTTATGACCAACGCAAAGGTTGGCAGCACGTTCAATCTGATCGTGGTTAACATCGGCACATCCAGCGGCATCATCACGATAGCTGTTGGAACTGGCATTACTGCTGTGGGCAACCTTCTTGTTGCTATCACAGGCAGTGCAGCCGGTGTGGGCGGCGCGGCGCAGTTTATGTTCCGCAAAACCGGCACTGCAGCATACGATTTGTTCCGCATTGCTTAATTTTTAAGCACTCAATAAAACGGGGGCTTTGGTCCCCGTTTTCACATGGAAACCCCAAATGAACGTCACTCTTGTACATCCCTTGTATGGCGCCAAAATTGCCATTAACGAGACTGAACTTGCTAATGATGAAAAGAACGGTTGGACGCGATACAATCCAGAAACACCACCTGTCCAGCGCACACGGCGCAGGGTGACCGTCGAACAGCCCAACGGCGCAACAGCTCCGGCAAGCGAAGAATCCGAAGGAACTTAAGTATGGCTACCACCGCTGGCGATCAAATCAACCGGGCGTTGCGCCTGCTGGGTGTGCTGGCCGAGGGCGAGACAGCCTCTGCGGCCACCAGCCAAGACGCGCTGGTTGCGCTAAATCAGATGATCGACAGTTGGAATACCGAGCGCCTAGCAGTGTTTTGTACCCAAGACCAAGTGTTTACGTGGCCATCGGGTTTTATCAACCGCACCCTTGGCCCAACGGGTGACTTTGTAGGCAACCGGCCTATTCAACTTGACGATGGCACCTACTTCAAAGCCCCCAGCGGCGTGTCGTACGGCATCAAGTTCATCAACCAAGATCAGTACAACGGCATTGCGGTTAAGACCTCGACATCGACGTTCCCGCAGGTGATCTTTGTCAACAACACGTTTCCTGATGTGGAGATGTACATTTACCCCAAGCCTACGCAAGACTTGGAGTGGCATTTCATCAGCGTTGAGGAGCTGTCGCAGCCTGCCACACTAAGCACCGATCTGTTCTTTCCCCCAGGCTACATGCGCTGCTTTGCCTACAACTTGGCGATGGAGATTGCGCCTGAGTTTGGTGTGGAGCCAAGCCCACAAGTGCAGCGCATTGCCATGACCAGTAAACGCAACATCAAGCGCATCAACAACCCATACGATGTGATGAGCCTGCCCTACGCTGTGGTGGCCAACCGTCAACGCTTCAACATTTACGCAGGCAATTTCTAGGAGCCATTATGACCACCATCGCCATTTCAGCACTGCCCGTTGCGACAGTCATCAACGCAGCAGATGTTATGCCCATTGTGCAAAGCGGCATCACCAAGCAGCTCACCAAGACGCTGTTGTTTACCAGCCCCACGATGGTCACGCCAGCACTTGGCACAGTAGCATCTGGTGTAATAAGTGCCTGCACCAGCACCGGCATGGTTATGGTTGCGCCGGTGTTGGGCACTGTGGCGTCAGGCGTCATCAGCGCTTGTACCAGCACCGGCATGGTCATGGTCACCCCTGTCATTGGCGCAGCCACAGGCACAAGCCTAGCGGTCACCGCAGCGGTTACATCCTCTGGCGTGGCTGGCATAGGCTACGCCACAGGCGCGGGCGGTACTGTCACCCAAGCAACAAGCCGCACCACGGGCGTAACGTTAAACAAGACCACTGGTGCAATCACGTTGTTCAGCGCAGCAGGTTCGGCTACTGCCGCAACTTTTACAGTAACCAACAGCACCGTGGCGGCGACTGATGTCATTATTCTGAACCAAAAGTCAGGAACAGACCTGTATGACCTCATGGTCACGGCTGTTGCGGCGGGCAGTTTTAACGTCACCTTCCGAACCACCGGCGGCACTACCACTGAAACGCCAGTGTTTAATTTTGCCGTCATTAAGGGCGTGGCAGCGTAATGAAGACTCCGATTTTAGGCAGCACCTATGTGGCCCGCAGCGTCAACGCTGCGGATGCTCGCATGGTAAATTTGTTTCCTGAGATTGTGCCCGAGGCGGGCAAGGAGCCCGCGTTTCTGAACCGCGCCCCCGGCCTGCGCTTAGAAGTTACCGTGGGCACTGGCCCTGTGCGTGGGCTGTGGGCGTTCTCGTCCAGCGATAGCACGGCATTTGTAGTGTCGGGCACTGAGCTTTACAAGATCACCACCGCCTACGTGCCCACGTTGATTGGCACCGTGGCAGGCACTGGGCCTGTCAGCCTAGCCGACAACGGCACCCAGTTGTTCATCGCGGCCAACGGTCCGAGCTACATCTACAACAACTCAACCAACGCCTTTGGGCAGATTACTGACCCGGACTTTCCCGGCGCTGTGACTGTGGCTTACCTTGACGGCTACTTCGTCTTCAACGAGCCGAACAGCCAGAAGCTGTGGATCACGGCACTGCTGGACGGCACCTTGATTGACCCGTTGG